TTGTGTCACTACTTCTTTATATTTCTTCTCTCTCTTAATTCTGTTAATAAAGGCGTGGAATGCAATCGTAGTAAAATATGAGAATGGATTATTACCAGCATCGCAATTAAATTTTTGGTTCTGAAGAGCTGTGAACATCTTAACTACAGCATCACCAATCATATCATCCTTATATGAGTAGTTTATGAAGTTAGGCGCGAATGAAAGACCTTTGGCAATTTTAGACACGTTGATCGCGAGTTCAGGAATCATCTCTTCACCCTCTGGTCTCGCATAGTAGTCACGAATCTGTTGCAACAACTCTTTAGCGTTGACATAATGCGGCTTTTTAGGTTTAGTTGATTTCTTAAGCGTTAGTTTTTTAGGTGCCTTAACCTTATCAACCTTACCCTTAGAATCAATCTTGACGTTTTTTAGTTTTTGTTTAGTTGTCATATTAAAAATTTTATTTCTCTTCTAGGGATTTGATACCATATTGAATCTTCTCTTTAGAATATAGAGACAATCTCTTGAGCATATGCTTACGACCGTAATGTAGTTGATCAGCTATATCGAATATTATTAATCGATCCTTACTGTCATGCTTCCGTAAGCCACGACCGATTGATTGTAGAGTTTTTATCTTCGCCTTACCACTACCAGCGAACATGATGTAGTGTAGGTTTTTGATGTTGATACCGGTGGAGAATATCTTAGATATAGCTATACATATAATATCTGATCTTTCTTCCATTAGATTCCGGATTGTTTCACGTTGAGATACTTCAACATCACCTTGAATAAAGAATACCTTCTTATCCTTACATTGCTCTTTTATAACTCTATACAATATATCACCATGCTTGATGTAGTCAAGCAGTATGAGACAGTTGTTATCAGTGTTCATACACAATTTAGAGATTGTAGAATTTCTAAATTTAGATTCGACTAGAAAATCCATCTCTTTTGAGAATCTATCTAGTGGGTTTCCCTTCTTGCCAGACTTAGGTTCATCTTTATACTTGAGCTTCAATACTTGAATCATCGCGTTTGAAATATAATTATCTGATCTCAATTGATGACTATTCTTCTCATATATAATGGGTCCAATCTTACCTATTATATTCCATTGATCTATATTATCTTCCGGTAAAGTCCCAGTAAATCCAAATCTATTCTGTGTCTTAATTCCCTTCAATACACTGTTAATTTTATTACTCTTACGAAGACCATGAACTTCATCAATCACTAACGTGTCGATGTGTGCTAACCAGGATATATCACTCTTGCTACTTTGAAGTATAGAAGTATTGGCTATAATTACATTAGATGACATGTTGATCTTATTATCTCCAGACCACTTTGAATGCAAGAATGATACACCATATTCTCTAAAGTCATTATAAGTCTGTGTTACAAGACTTATATTTGGTACTATCAATAAACATTTAAATGTATTGTTAGTGCTCCATATATTCTGAAGCAATGATGCCATGGTGAGTGTCTTACCACCAGCTGTCGCTAGGACAGTAACTCCGCGGCCTATCTTGAGGCACATGGTTACAATCTCTGTTTGATAATCTCTCAACTTTAAATTTAAATCTTGTCTCTTTGATACTCTAATAGAAGGGTACAACATAGATTTAAATTCATCAGACATGGTGACTCTCGCAGGTAACTGATTCTTGTATATATAGTTCTTGATCTCAAAGTAGAGTCCGAGGTCAAACTTACCGGTGGGTGTTATCACATACTTTCTAGAGGGGGCGAATCGGTTCTTATATCTTGAGAACTTAGCTGCATCGTTAGATACAGAGAAATGCTCTCGGATTTCATCGAAGAATGCTCCCTTGATAATACCATGGAGCTTCTTTTTATCTAAACTGAATGTTAGTTCCTGTGACATTATAATGTTTCTAACTTGATGATTTCTACTAAGTTCTTAATATCAAAACTCATACCATGGAATATCTTCTCGCATTTGTCTAAGAATTCAATAGCTAATAATGTCTCTTGTATACTCTTATTTATATTGACAATTGATTCATGTTTAGAAGCTAGCTTCTCTACAGCGGGTATTGTCATAGCGTATTCTGAATTCGCCTTTATCTTAACTACTAATGTGTCTAGTATCTGTCTCTTCTCATCATATAATGAATTTAACTTCATCTTGGTACGCATTAACCTACCAACCCACTTATGCTTAACACCTGGTAATTTCATTTGACAGTCTTTGAGAATAAACTCATCAAGGTTAACATCTACTGACATCTCTTCTATATATTGTTCTAATAGTGACATACGATACATAAATAATAATATATTATGTCAAGAAGTCAAGGTCTAAATCGATTTAAATTTTTATTCAACAGTATGCTAGAAGAAGATATGATGGCATCTAGTGTGTTTGCAGGTAGTCAAGCGGCTACTGGAGGTCAAGGAGGTAGCTTTCAAAATACTGATACATATGCTACTGGCGACGCTCGAGTTCCGCATGCATTAGGTTCAGTTGAGGTTAGACGTGATAAGAGATCTAAAAAGGATAAAGATAAAGATAAGAAAAAGAGTAACAGGAAGGTTAAGCCTAGAATCCCTAATGAGGCGTTTCCAATGCTACACACTAGAGAGACTGGAATGACCGGGCCTAGTGATAGAAGTGCAATTGGAACGATGTAATGTTATAATAGATAATATGACATCTAGACAAAAGTCAAAAGGTAATGGTTATGAAAGACAGGTAGCTGATCACTTATCACTAGTATTCGATTTGAACTTCGAGAGAGTTCCTACATCCGGAGCATTCACTGGAGGAAAAAATGCATATAGATATAATAAGTTATCTGATTCGCAGAAGTTATTATATGATGGAGATATAATTGTACCAGATGAGCTATCTAATTTTAAGATTGAATGTAAGTGCTATAAGTCGTTTTCATTTCATGGACTGTTCAGTAGTAATAAGCAGCTAGATGATTGGATCTCACAGGCTGAGGTAGACTTTAGATTATGGTTCCTGATATTCAAGATTAATAATAAAGGTTCATACGTCGTATTTAACAAAAGTATGTGGAAATCTGTAAGTCATTCAGGTTGCTATTGTAATTATAATAGTTATTATGTGGTGCCAATGAACAACTTCTTTGAGAATAATAAGAGCGTACTACTCAGAATGAATGAAAAATATATCAGCTGTTAGGTGTTTCGAATTACCGGTTAGCTCATTTTGTTTGATTAATTTTGCGGATATAGTCAAGCAGAATAGAGTGCGTATAATTGATGAGTTACACATGTTTGGCTTGCTGGATAATGGTTTGAATGTCAGATCAGCTGACACTAAGCGTGTATTTTATCATCATATAATAAAGAGTATGTGTGATTGTATTCTCAACAGAGAGAGCTCTAGTAAGGCGGTGATATTCTTTAATGTGTATGATTTGGATGTAGACTGGTTTCAGGAGATGATAGACAATGATAATATGAGAAGTTTTATTAAGTGTATAATCGACCGAGTCAGATTGTTGATACCTACATTTGTATATAAGACTGATATATCATTTGCTGAGTTTGAGCGTAGCAGAGCGAGATACAATCTGCAGGATGAATTGATGTTAATAAATCAGAGGTTGCTAGATCATAGTGTTTCAAGTTTTAACTTCTCTAGGATTAAAAAATTCTCTAAGCAATATAATCTGAATTACTTATCAGAGGTGTATTTTAATAGTATAAAGGAAAAGAGTCTGATGTTTGTATAAGTATTATTATGAGAAAGTTTATTGATATCTTAAATGAAGCAGGAGCGGACGTGACAAATGGTAGTGATGTTCTAGGTAATCATAATCGAGCACCAAATAATAAGTCGAGTAGATCTGGGAATACCAGGGATAATAAAGTTAATAGATCTACTAAGATTCAGGTATTACAATCAGTGATGAAGAGGTTTTTTCTTAAGGAGCTACCAGGGATTAAAGCAGGTCAAATGTCAAAGAACCCTAGAGATTATCTACTGAAGAAGATTCAGGGTATAGATGATGACTTCTCTTATGATAGTTCTGCTAGAAAGCTGTCATTACCAGGTGATGGTATCAATAAGTCTATGGTTGCTGGTATAACTAGCAACGAGAGTGTATTTGTAGAGAGTGTCGATCAATCTAAGGTTGTAAATTTTGCTATGAGTATCGGGTTGGGTAGAATATCAGATCAAGCCGCTCGAGACGCCGCGAAGAGATGGCCGGAATTTATCAATGCTATAAAGGATGAGCTTGGGTGGGATTATGGTATAAAATACCGCAAGCCAGTTGAACCGAAAGAAGTCACACCGAGAGTATCAGATACAAAATCACCAATAGATTCACCAATAGATCCAGTGAAGAAGGGTATGTTTTCCAGAGGAGTTGAATTCGCTGGTAGGAAGTTAAAGGATGCAGGAGGTAGAATAGCTGGGTCAATCAAGAATCAAGATCCATATAATCCTAATAGCAACAGAGATCCATTTAAAGGTGCCTTCAGTAAGTCTAAATCACCACCTAATAAGGGTAAGATATTCTCTAAAGAAGTAGAGTCAAGATTAAAGAATGTGCAATCTAGAATGAACAATGTAGACCCTAGTATGATTGACACTATAAACAGCGCATACAGTAAGTTGAGAGATGAGTGGATAAGAGTTAAGACCGCTATAATATCTAACCCAACAGCCAATCGGCAATGGATGGGATATGTAAATAGTCAGTTAGGTCAATTAGAGAAGCATACTGGTATATCCCCCGGGGCAAGGCAATTGAATAGGAATTTGAGTAATAAAGTATAAATATATTGTATAATGTATAAGTTTGAACATAAGATATATGACGCAACTAAGAGCTTGATGTCAGAAGCAGAAGGAGATGAGCTACCCCCTCCACCTCCAGTTGATGAAATTGAACCTGCATCAGAGGATCCGGTTGATCCGAGTAGTGTGGTGGATACTATAGATGATGCTCCGGATGATATTAGTAAGGTTAGGTTGGATATGGTTGAGTCAATTAGAAAGGCTTTGATCATAAATCCAAATGATGTAGATCAGTCTTTGTATAGTAAACTCACCAACACAACAACACTCGAGAATCTTGAAGACATGGAAACCACAGTAAAGGAGTTGGTTAAAAATTATTATCCAGATACCGGTTTATGAGGTCATTCAGGGATTATTATAACCTGATCATCGAGAGTCGGGTAAACCCAGGTGTCAAGCTTCATTTATCGCATCTAGAAGATCTAGTAATTGAAAAAGGTAAAGAAGGTTTCACAGGCTTTGTAGAGCATATAGTAGAGCTTAAGAGTTATATTTACGGTCTAGATTCTGAGACAGTTATCAATTTAAAAGTGGATGGAGCACCAGCTTTGTATTTTGGATTAGATCCAAGGGCAGATCACAAAGGACAATTCTTCGTGGCTAGTAAGAGTGGATTCAACAAGCAACCGAAACTAAATCATAGTGTAGATGAGATCAACTCTAATCATGGTCATGCTCCAGGATTAGCAGAGAAGTTAACACAAGCGTTCAACGCGTTGAAGCCGGTTTATGAGTCGATCAATTCTAATAGAGTATATCAAGGAGATATAATATATACACAAGAGCTCAAGCAGAGTGAGGTTATCGATAATCAAGATCATATTACATTTCAACCTCAGTTGATTAAGTACGCTGTTCCAGTGGATGATCAGAGTGAGCTCTATAATAGGATAAACCAATCTACGTTTGGTATAGCCATACATGATAGCTTCAAACCAGTGACTGATGATGATATTGGTGTTAGATTTACATCGTCAAATAAAAATGTACAACCTTTAGTTGATGCAGGTAAACAACATAATGTATTTATTGAGAGTAGTACATACAATCAGAAGCAAATTGATCTTAATCTACCAAGACAAGTGAAGGTAGAGTTAGACAATCTGTTGTCTAAGGCTCAAGGGCACATGAGCGAGGTTAGTGAGACATTTAATACAGCTTACGTGAGTAATAATAAATTTATGGGATTAGTTCAGCGGTTTCTTAATGATGAAGTAAAGAAGTCAGATAGAACTAAAAATAACATATACACATTAGCCTTTAATGGTGATAGTTTTGATGAGGTAGTGTTTAGTGATAGGTTTAAGAGTTTTCTCGGAAAAAATTATGATAAAGAGATTGAAGGTAAAGGTGACAGAGGGGTGCTGAATGCTAAAGAAAGAATGGAGAGCTATAAATCTATGTTTGCAGATGACAACTTTCAACACTTCATCATCTCAACACATTATATGATTAGAATTAAGAATTTAATACTAGGGCTGTTCAATCAAATAGAGGAACAGATTAAGAAGACTGGTGGTAAGATAGGTAAGTCATTTATACCTCAATCAGACGGATCGTTTCAATTATCTAGAGGAGAGGGATTTGTACTGTTCGTAGGTGACAATCAAGTGAAGATTGTCGACAGGCTCGACTTTTCAGCTAAAAATCTAACACACGGTCAATTCCAGAAATAGTATCAACCCTTAGCGGTCATCTGGCTTGTCATATTATCAAGCTTAGTAGTTACAGCTGCCATGTAATTGTTTGTTGAATCGGCAACCTTCTTCATCCCAGATTTGGTAACACTACTACCTAGCTTACTCAACATACCTTTATCATTATACTTATTAGTGATTGATATAGCGTTATCTAACCCTTTCTCTATAGCCTTTGAATCGACTTCAAAATTTTCTTCAACTTCATCCTCTTCAGAGTCACCTCCATGATCTTCAAGCTTCTTAACCATATCCAGCTGCTCATCGAATGTCATTTCTGATACGTCAACCTTACACATATTATCCTCTGCACACCAAAACTGACCACTTGGACATGGACTATCTACATCATCACTCTCTATCGCTACACCATGCGCAGGTGCATCTGAAGCAAGAGCGGGTTGTATCACACTAACAGACATATTTTCTTTAGCGAACGAAGTCATTTCTGCGCAGACGTCCTCAAAACTTAAACTCGAAGAGTCGTCAGCGTGTGTCTGAGCAATTTTACTTAAAGCTTCGCGAAGTTGCTTCTTGCTAGATTCACGATACACACCGTCAATATCATCTGATACAGACTCTTGTATTACATTGTCATTGTTATGTGGTTGTATATGATTCTCATAAGCGGAATTTAAATCATGAAAGTCTCTGTGAAAATTTCTCATGTAAATATTTAAGTAAACGTATAAGTATTTCTAGGAATGGATAACTATAATACAACATTTAACAGGATAATGAGCGAGTGTTTCGTGAGTTCTAGTCTTAATTTTGAAAACTACTCTAATAGAACAGACTCAGAGCTACAAGACGAGCTTAAGGATCTTAAGAGTCAAGCACCAGATAGTTTTAGAAGTGATATATCTAAAAAGATTAAGGATTTAGAAAAAGAGATAAAATCTAGGCGATATAAACATAAATAAATATACATATGACAGATATAAGTACTCATGATCAAATTTTAGAGCAGATTGATATATATCATCAAAATAACGAAAAGTTCTCTGAAAAGTTTAATAAAGCCGCTGGCACTCGAGCTAGGAAAGCGTTGAATGATATTGTGAAACTCTCACGAATTAGACGGAGAGAGATTCAAGATAAGAAGAATGATACAAGTGTATAGCTTATAAGAATGCACTCTTGAGGTTATCTATAATAGCTGTAGAGTCTGACAAGTCGATGATCTGACTCTGTGGTTTATCATCTATAATATCAATCTCATCTCCAAAATCATAATCACCATATACATCCTCCCCGTCCTGTATTGAGAAATCTATAATAGGTTCCCGTACAGATGGTGTATTGTTAGGTACTATATCACTCAATATTATTTGTAGTAATTGACGAGTGTGTATATCTGAAGATGATCTTTGAACGAAGTCAATTATATCGTCTTCAGACAACTTACCTTTTAGCGTGTGCTTAGCATTCTCAAACTCACTATAAACGAAGTGTGGTAGGTACTTCAATGTTATATTTGCGCAATCCTTTATAACATAATATGCACTCTTGTTGTATATCTTAACCTGTGTATCTGGGGACGTAGCTGCAACTTGAGCTGGTCGCTCGAGCATCCGGTGTCTGTTAGCACATTGAGATATGATCTTTTCTTCTAACATGCTACGAGATTGATTACAGTAACTTGAGTTCTAGCTTGGCTATGAAAGCAGCTAATGTCTTACCTAACTCTTGATTTGTCGGTTTGCTCTTGAATAAACCATCCACCGCTCCGATGAACGATACAACCTCATCTCGTAACTCATTATACCGATCCTCATGTGTATTGAGATCAGGTTCTGCTTCTATTTTTATTTCTTTAACTGTCTTAGTGGCCATAACTTTATTTATCATGATAGGAAAATGAATGCTACAGCTTATAAGTATATAGTATGAGTAGGTTATCAGAGATGGTGTCAGATCAGTTAGTATCTATAATGAGTGGAAGTACCGAGGATGTCAGTCTGGGTGATGATTCATTGTGTAGGTTTAAGTGTTCTACGGTTAAGTTTATGATACAAAATAAGATGGTATCGTCTGCATGTGATATTAATAAGATTAAATGTCTCACTAGTATCGATCAAGTAGAGTTATACTTACAGCAATTTGCAGTATCAGATGGTCAGTTGCTGGATATATACAGAGGAGCTTTAAGTTAATGGAAAAGTTTTCAGATTTCTATACCAAGAGTAGAGCGACAAGTATAGGATTTTTTCCAGGTGGGTTCAAACCACCTCATGCTGGTCACTTTGCTGCTGTTCAAGCCATGCTTGGTTACTCTGTAAGAAATCCTGAGACTGGTAACAGTATATTACTACCAGGATCTAAAACCTCAGATTTTGTTCATATAATAATAGGTCACTCACCACGTGGATCAGAGCAACAGAATACCAGCTGGAAGAGATTGAAGAAGAATGATCCACCGGAGTCAAGAGAGTCACTGCAGAGTACTATGATCACTAAAGAGATGTCTAGAGATATATGGGAATTATATATATCCCAAGGGGATCCCGGGTTGAGAGATAAGGTTAATGTGAGTATATCATCTCACGCTAGTCCAGTTATAGGCATGGAGCAAGAGATATTGAATTTAGATAATGATGAAATAAAGTCTAACAATATACACTTGTATGCAGGCAGTGAAGATCAAGCTCGTTATTCATACTTTATTAGTGATAGGTTCAAACAAAAAATCTCAGATAATAAAGGAGTTGACATCAACAATATCAATGTTGTTAATAACATGATAGACAGACTAGGTAGTGCAACTGACGCGAGAAGCAGTATATTACGTGTAGCAGTAGATCAATATGACACGCAGACATTAGAGAAGTTTATACCAGCTGGTGTAAATGTAATTGACTTCATGAAGTTGTTGAAAAATTTTAGAGATGTATAAATAATATTATGAAGAAAATGCAAAATGACGATTTAAGAATGAACGGTAGAGCGGTCGTGTTATGTGGCGGAAAAGCTTGTTGCCCTGAGCTTGTTATCAATGATGATGAGGTTAGTATTAAGGATGATCATGGTAATACAGTAGTAATGTCAACGGATCAAGCTAGACTTATTAATAAAGCAATAGATAAGTTAGAGGAAGAAAGATAGATATACTAGCTTGTATAGGTCTCACATTTATACTCAAATACGGTACTATATTGAATATACCGAGAAGTGTATTATGTAAGATCGATCTTATAGATCAATTATTCAAGTGCAGCCTATGTCTAGGTTTTTGGTCTGGAGTTTTAGTGTATGCAGCAACACAATCGTATATATTACTACCGCTCGCTAGTGCAGGAGCTTGCTGGCTGGCTGACAATATAAACAATTTAGTTCAATCTATTGAAATAAAAATAGACAAAGACCTTGATATCTGACAGATGTATACTATAATATACATATGGCATTCATCAGTACTAAATTAATCGAGCTAGGTAGTTGTGCGTTCAGACAACCCAACGCAACCAGCCACTGTAAATATATACACGGATATCAATTAAAAGCTAAATTTTGGTTTCAAGCTAAAGAACTAGATTCAAATGATTGGGTTGTTGATTTCGGAGGACTTAAGGAGCTAAAAAAGCTGTTGAAGAATCAATTCGATCATACCATGTGTATCTCAGAGAAAGATCCTCATCTTGATAAATTTAAGAGTCTGGCAAGGGATGGTATATGTGATCTTCGAGTTATGAATGGAGTCGGTATAGAGAAGTTTGCTGAGTGGTGCCATAGTGCAGCTGATAACTTTGTACAGATAATAACGCAGTTGAGATGCAGATGCGTCAAGGTTGAGGTATTTGAACATCAGGATAACTCTGCGATTTATAAGTGTGATAAGAGTAAATCTAGTAATGTAGAAAAATCTAGTAATGTAGAAAAATCAGTTGATGTAGAATCTGAAGGTACATGGATTGAGAAAACCTCACATTTAGGAATTTAATTATGAAAGAAAAATATATAACAGGACTATTAAACAAGTATGCTGGTATCAGAGATATTGCTGTTGCAGATCTCTCTGTATACCTTAACAATCCAGTCGGAGTAGGAGACCACTCTGATATAGGTGTTGAGATAGAGAAGAAGATTAACGTGATCAAGGATTGCGATGATGTGATCAAGACTATTCAGAAGTACTTCACTAAAGAAGAGTCTATTACAGGAGAGCCTATCACAGATGAATCTAGTACATCAGATACATCAGATTAATTAATATATGACTGAAACACTTAATATATCAGAAGACTTCTACTCTGTTCAGGGTGAAGGTAACACTAGCGGAGTGCCAGCGTACTTCATCAGACTAAAAGCGTGTAATCTAATGTGCGGTGGGCCGGATGGTAGCCTCATGAAGGAGGGTAAGGCTACATGGTGGTGTGATACAGAAGCAGTATGGAGAAAGGGTTTAGAAAAACCTTTTCAATATCTTGTAGATAAATGGATGGATGAGGGTATATTCGAGTGGATATGTCAAGGTAGAGTTAATCTTATATGGACAGGTGGTGAGCCGACCATACCTAAGAATCAGCGATCCATCTCAAGCTTTATCAACTGGTTTTATCATCAGTTTAATAGTGCTAACTTATACAACGAGATTGAGACCAATGGTACTATTTATATTGAAGATGATATGTTTGATCAATTAGATCAAATCAACTGCAGTGTTAAGTTAGCTAACAGTGGGATGAGCAAAGATCGTAGGATCAAACCAGAAGCTTTAAATCGAATCATGTCTCACCCTAACTACTGGTTTAAGTTTGTCATCAGTACAGAGGAGTGTGTACAGGAAATAATTAATGATTTCGTAGAGCCATTCAATATACCTGCGAAGAAAGTGTTAATGATGCCTGGCTTAGATAAGCAAGAGAATTATCACGAACGAACAAAGTTTTGTATGGAGATGGGTAAGAAGCATGGTTATACTGGACTCACGAGACTTCACGTCAGTGCATGGGATCAGACAACTGGTGTATGACGAAGAGATCTATCAGTTGGTCTGATGTTCAATCTCAATGCGATATCATCGTGCAGCAATTATCTCATGATGAGATACAGATAGACACTATTATAGGATTGAGTAGAGGTGGTCTTGTTCCAGCTACCATACTGTCACACAACTTAAGCATACGCGAAGTTCTTGTGCATGGATATCATAGCTATGATGAAGATCAACGTATAAGAGACCCGGAAAATTATCATGGGGTTATGTATCAAGATGTGTTATATGATCTGATGAAAGGTATATCAGGTAAGAATATCTTAATTGTGGATGATCTGTGTGATGAAGGAGTGACCATGAGCGGGTTAGTGAATCGACTATCTGGTAAGTTTCATAGAGGTGTAGTGGAGTTCAAGACAGCTACTCTATATTGTAAGGATCATAGTTCATTCAAACCAGACTATGTAGGCGAACATTGCGGTAAGGAGTGGCTGGAGTTTCCATGGGAGATTAATATATAATTATATGAGGATAGCAATCACAGGTTCAGCATGCCAAGGTAAGAGCACCTTGATACAAGATATAATCAAAGAGTGGCCTGGATTCACCACCCCGGAAAAAACATATAGAGATGAACTAAAGAGTGATAGTCATAGTAAGTATACTACAGAGGACACACAGTGGAGTATACTGAATAGTATGTGTGATTTACAACAGCAGTATCGAAAAGGTGATAGTGTTATATACGATAGATGTCCATTAGATAATATCGCATATAGTATGTGGGGTAATTTTCACGGTAAAGTTAGTGATGAATTTGTTGAAAAGTGTATACCGATAGTTAGAGAGAGTATTAGAGCTATAGATATTATATTCTTTACGCCTATCACTAAAGTCGCTCCGGTTAAGATAGAAGATAATGATACTAGGGAGACTGATTCATTATATATAAAAGAAGTTGACGCTATTCTTAAAAACTTGTTTCAGCAATGGAAATCTGATGACACTCCATTCTTTATTAAAGATGATAAACCAGCAATGATTGAAATATTCGGTGACCCAGTACAACGGATTGAGATGGTTAAGTTGTATTTAGATAGTGATGGAGATGCTATGAAAGAGGGTGGTATCATCAACCCTCAAGAGATTGAAGAGTTAGAAAAACTATTCGGTTTATCTTAAGTATTAATGATGAAAAAATATAAAGATAGTTTTGAGACAATAATGGAGAAGTATGGTTTACTTAGGACTATTGTGAGAGAGAGATTTCCGTCTAAGTTGAGGTTGAGTGAGGATTTTATTAAGGTTTATAGAGAAGAATTTAAACGGCAAACAGCACCTACTATAACTGAAGACGAACAAGGTAATCAGACAAAAGGTGAAGGTAGAAACAAGCAGACTGTTATTAGAGAGTTTCAAAAAGCTATCAAGTTTTTATCTAAAGGTTTGTAATGTATTATGACACTTGGTATTGTCATAATAACTAAAGGTAATATACCAATCTTAACTAAGTGTATAGACTCTATTATAAACACCACCTCTCAGGATTATACTATATACATTGGAGACACCGGGTCGACGCAAGATGAGATTGATGCTCTTAAAAGGTATCTCAAGAATTGTAATATATGCTTGAGTAGAGTTAAGTTGATACAATTCAATAGATATGGATTTGCATACTGTAATAATACCATCATACGAGATTATGTGACTGAGGATCTGGTGTTGATGTGTAACAATGATATAGAGGTTATTGATAATTGCGTCGATGAGATGGTTGAGCTGTTCAACACTAAAAAAAATATAGGCAGTGTGGGATGTAGGTTGTTATATCCTCAGAATGGCTCTGTACAGCATGCTGGTCAGATAGCAAAAGTAGTTAGAGATCGTGCCGGTAGACCATTTTTAGCTGTTACTCATAGAGGTCTAAGAACTAATAATAAATACAATTCCACCTGGGAGAAAGTTATGGGTAATACAGCAGGTTTTTGTATGGTGAGTAGAGATAGATTTCATGAGATAGGCATGCTCAATGAGAGCTACAATGAGTGCTTTGAGGATGTTGAATTTAATATGAGATTGCTAAGTGAAGGTTATGATAATTATTATGCAGACTGGCTGACGTGCTTTCATCATGAGAGCTTGACTAGGAATAAGAGTAGTGAGAAAAATATCCAATCACGAAGAGATCACGTGAATACACTCACGCCATTCTTCAATAGTCTTAATCTAGACACCAAGCAATTGATATTATCTTTCGTGTAATATACACGATTGTCATACGTTGACTTTCTCATTATATAATATATAATATATCTTATGATAGTTGAAGATATAAACATGTATGATGGTAACTTGCTGCACAACCGGTTCGCTTATCAATTTTTCCGGAACAAAGTGCTACCTATAGGCAATATAATTGCTTTTAGATCTCCTATGCTAGTAGAGACAGAAGGAATGATCGATCAAGAGGATGTTTTAAAAAATGAATTTATTTATAGTGATGATGCTGTTAACTTTTTATGGGAGATTCCAGGATTAGAGCCATTCGGAGCTATAGCATTTCAACGCTTGCTGAACACTGGTATCGCCAATATACTTGGATCTAAGTATCTCAAGAAACCTATAGAGTTGGATGGTGATGACTTGATTGTGCATGCCGAGCACGAGCAACATGGAATCATACAACCCAAGGGTAAATGTAGTGTCAGCATAACACATGTCAAGTGTGGAGCTGCTCTAGGTCATACTGGCATCAACATAACAGCTGGTAGGAAAGCACCGAGTCATGCGTTCTCTACTAATCTAAGTGATGAGGATGCAAGGGGTTTCATGAACGATGTCATCAGTATGTTCTACACCATGAATGATGACATATTCATCGCGACTACCAAGATCATATCTAAGTGAATATATTTGACCATCTCAACGATATTGTGTTCTCCAAGAAGCGTAAGTTTCTGGAGAACACAGATAACGAGTCGGAGTATGTACCTTTCATGATCAACAGATGGATCAGCATGATATCACCTCGACACGCTGAAGTGGTTAATAGTACCGCTAATTGGTTACATCCTGTGCTGCTTGATGACAAGAGAATGCATTACAAGTTGTTGCATAATGTAGTGGCTAGACACAAGTGGATGAGAGTTAATTATATTAAAAAGGTTAAGAGTGACACTGATGATGAATCTGCAGAGCGGTTGGTCAGACTCGCGAAGAAATTAGAACTATCTGTCAGTGAGGTCACTCAACTATCACAGATGAATGACGTGATGAAGTAGCTGGCTTTCTGGAGACATGTCACTAAATATTAGTAACATGACAGAACACGCTGATATCAATCAATTAAAACCATCATCTGGGTTAATAGACCTGAAAGATCATTCAAGTAGAGAAGGACCCTTGCTAGTTGGATATGAAATTAACCAACTGTTTGATGACATCATCCTCGCGACTTACTCTGATCTAGATGAAGGTGGAGATAATATAGTTCGAGGTGGTATAGTGATACCTGGAAACGCTGCCGAACGCGCTTGGCGCTTGGCTGAAGTGGTGTTGGTGGGTCCAAACTGCACTCAAGTCAAACCAGGTGACACCGTGATATTTCCCAACGAATTCGGAATGAGAGCTAGCAACATATCTGTAGCCGGTAAGGGTAAGATAAGCAAATCTGTATTCTTGAATGAAGAGAGAATTTTTGGTACATGTAACCTAGCTCAAGATGAGAGTAGCACTACCGACACTAAGCGCACTTCTTCGAGACAATGTACTGGAGCTTAAGTACGTCAGAAGACGTCCTAAGCCTGGTGCATCCCCCACCCGAAGAATGCTATGTACCAACAGTAGTATGTTGCTGGATTCGCGTGAAGGCCGAGAAGCTTTGCACTACAAACCTACTAGGCAATCGCCTCGTTACAATCCCACGAGTCGTAATTTGATAATCACATGGGACATCTTCATGCAAGGGTATAGAACAATCAACGTTGATCAATGCAATATAGTGTCTCAAATCCCAGCAAATGATGAATTCTGGAAATACTTCAATGAAACTTTATACAAAATGTCAGCTGATCAAAAAGTAACGTTCATGAGCATATGATCGAACAAATTGAGACATGTTGCAAGCACGTACTACAAAGAAATGTACGGTTTGTTTTGAATGATCGTAAGATCCTCCGAAGAGGTAAGTTACTGTTGTTCAATGTCAATGACTATTATATAAACTTCACCATCAAAACGAACAAGAACGTCAAGAAGAATTACGAGATTTTCTATCCGTACAATTGTACACACGACAAACTGCTCCGGAGAATCGAATTCAGTTACAAACTCGACGATTTATGCACCGACAAGGAGCTAATACAAGCTATCAGAGATTCATCAAAAGACAACAACCACGTCTTTCACGATAGCGTTGTTTATATATACTACGACGCATAGCGTCTAAGCAAACAAGTACAAACTAACCATCCGTTAGTTCTCCTATATAATACAGATTGATATTACACTCAGTCGAAAACCCTAACTTCCTAGGACTTAAGTACAATGATATACAATGATTATAAGTAGTAATCTCCAGTCGATGGTTTACAGACACAATGCACCTATGAAACGACATAGGATACATTGAGCTAGTAGTTATTTCCAGTGTGAAGTACTTACATAAGGCGCACTCGTTTAAGATATTAACTTTATGGAGAATCCCGACCTATAAACTCCGGTTTGTGTAAACCGCTAATATACGCTGATTGGTTTTAATAATCACGGTTCGGTGCTGCGCAGGTTCTTAATCTGCCGTTTTTCATCTGCCGCCTTGCAGGTGTGTTTAACTTAGCTTTGTCATTTCTAGCAGTTCTCTCTGCCAAGTCAAATCCTACCTCTTGAGCTGACCGCTGCTCACACTCGTGTACCGAAAATGCTGGTAGGCGATACTATAGCGCTGTTACACACTTTTGCATCATACATTATATTATATCATGATAATGAGAAGTCAACTGTATAAATAATATTATGAATATAAGTGACAGAAGAATCTTTAGAGATTATAAGTGGAGTGAGATTAATATTACCATAAAATTATACACATGAAGAATCAATCGTTTCACTTTGAGATTAAAGACTCAGTCACACAATTCATCAGCGCGTTTGATGATGTAGTTATATCTAGGTATAACAAGCAGAGACAGGAGCAGAAGAAACTAGCTGTTAGATATGTATACTCACCCAAGCAGAGAGTTATACACGATCTAACAAATAAGTCTAAACATCTAACACTACCTGTAATCGCGGTCAATATCACTGGTGTTAGTAGAGATGATTCAAGAGTATTCAATAAAATATACGGTTCATATCACACAAGAAGTGAGACGTTTGCTGGTGAAGTCATAAGCACTAAGACTGATCACTTGATGACTCCTGTTCCGATAGACGTTAAATTATCGATGAGTATAATGACTAGATATCAGACAGATATGGATCAGATTTTAAGTAACTTTATACCTCATAACAACCCATACATCATAATATCGTGGAAATTACCAGAAGATCTTCTTCAAAAACAACAAGAGATAAGATCACCTGTATTGTGGGACGGTTCGATGTCTATGAACTATCCGAGTGATATTAATGGGTCAACACCGTATAGAGTATCTGCAGACACTAGCTTCACTATCAAGACATGGTTGTTTAAATCTAGAGAAGATCCAGCTGGTAATATATACAAGATAACTTCAAATTTCACCCCTATCATAAATATTGAATGACCACCAACAATCTTAATATAACTCAATCAAGTAAGGATTATATAAATGATACATATAATTTAACACATCAATCTGATGCCGGTGTTAAGTACACGAGTACAACTGTTGACGTTAAGATTACACGCAGTAATAATGTATCTAACTTCGTGGGAGGCTCGTGGAGAATATCTAATAACAAGTCACCTTACACATTGTACTATGCAAACGCATCTAATGATGCTAACATACCTCTATCTGGATGGATTGATATATCATCAACTGAATTTGATGGTGTTATTGAGATAAATAACGCACCTATAATATCTACCCCCGTCGTATCATCTACATATACCACCTCAACACCAACAATAACAGTAACACCAACCGTAACAATGACACCTACTGTTACATTGAATGATTCTGACACATACATACTATCTGCTACATCTGTTATGCCACATAATGAATTAACTGAATCAGTGGTAATATTCGCAAGACCAACAATAACTCATATATCACACAATACCATCAAGTCACACCTACCATACAACGTATTGATAACCGGTTATAGTATGCAGTACACCAACAGTGTATTCTTAAGTTCGTCTGCAGATCTATCTGGATCGCGGTTATATGACGACTGGGTAGATTATGAACCACTCTATGGATTTAAGATAAATTTTGAAATATTATCTGAGAATGAGATCATAGTGAGTATACCGGCAGTGAATGAGATATGTGAATTGGATATAATCATATCCAATACAGCAGGTTATGGTAAGTTGTCACCTGGGTATATCAATAAATCTACTGAGTGGACTGAATTTAATCTTCAACCCACACTAATCAGATCTGTGTAGTGTATATACAGCATGTTGAATTAAACGATTCGCTCATTAAATATATATTATAGATGGCAACAAATCAACCAAAGTCAGGTAGAGGTACAACATTCGGTAGATCGCTGATGAAATATATAGGTAATAAGCTACCGTATTCGTCAGCAGAAACATTGAGTAATGTAGGTGATGTGAACCCGAAATATGGACTATTTTACAAGACTGGTTCCAAGAGAGATCATGTACTGCAAAAACATTCAGTATCTCAGCAAGTAAGTGAGGATGAGCCTATAGGATCACTCAGCATCGATAAGAACTATCATAACTTCATGTATGCTAATATAGATCATGATAAGTCTAAACGATTGAGAGATTATCGAGTGATGTCTATGTACTCTGAGGTTGGTGATGCATTAGATGAGATATGTGATGACTTTATCGTGACTGATGAGGATGACAAGGTTGTTCGTATAGCATGCAGAAATAATGAGATATCTAATACCAAGAGAGGTGAGATAGAAAAAGAGTTTGACAAATTTATATCTCACTTTGATCTAGAAAACAAAGGTTGGGAGTATGCTAGACGGTTGTTAATAGATGGAGAGTTATTCTTTGAGCATATCATACACGAATCACACACCGAGCAAGGCATCCTAGGTGTAATCGATATACCATCTGAAGTTATAGATCCAGTGTATGATAACGTTCAGAATGGGTTGATGAAAGGATTTATCCTCCGGAAACCGGTCATGAATCAACAAACAAAACAAGCAGATAAGATAGAATATATACCGTTTGATCAAGCACAGGTGACGTATATACATTCTGGTTCATGGAATGAAGATCAGGATGTAAGATTACCTTTTATTGAGAATTGCCGTAGATCATACCGACAGTTATCACTAGTCGAAGACTCAATAGTTATTTATAGGTTAGTCCGAGCTCCTGAAAGACTGGTGTTTAATGTTGATGTAGGTAATATGTCTCCACCGAAAGCTGAAGCATACTTAAAGAAGTTAATGCATTCATATTGGAGTAGAAAAACATATGATGCATCACAAGGAACTACAGTGAACGCGTTTGATCCTCAGAGTATGTTAGATGCATTCTGGTTCGCAAAGCGAAACGGTAGCGAGGGTACAACAGTTAATCAGTTACCAGGAGGAGCAAATTTAGGTGAATTGGCAGACTTAATGTACTTCGTCAAGAAATTATATAAATCTCTCCGAGTTCCAACCAATCGTCTTGAACCTGAATCATCATTTCAAGACGATTCAAGTGTTCTGAGAGAGGAATTGAAGTTTGCTAAGTTTATCATGAGGCTTCAGAGACAGTTTGCTAGAGGATTAAAACATGCATTTGTAACACATCTCAAGCTGAGAAAGCTATGGACTTCTTATAATCTCAAAGAGAACGATTTTGACGTCGAGTTTAACCCACCATCATCTTTTCATGCACTACGTGAGCAACAGATATTCGATTTAAAGTCAAATAATTTTAACAACATGTCCGCTAATGAGCTGATATCTAATACATTTTCACAAAAGAAATATCTCAAGTGGGATGATGAAGAAGTCAGGCGAAACCGTGAATGGCTCCGCAAGGACAAGGAGTTAGCCTTTGAGCTGGCTCAGATAGAGACACTAGGACCGAATTGGAGGGATATTATATCTCAGCAAGGAATGGGTGGAGAACCAGCGCCTGCAGACATGGGTGGATTAGGAGGCATGGGAGGTATGGGTGATACAGCGTTACCGTCTGACACACCACCAGACTTTGGTGCGGCACCGGAAGTTAGCTCTGATGGAGATGGTATGGATAACACCTCATCTGCAGATGACTCTGCACTACCATCCTAAGATGTAACACTGAATCATCAAAAACATCCTCTGCGCACCATAAATATTGGATATGGCGTTAGTTAGGAATCAGTTTGAGGTTGTAGGTGATTTAATATTATCTGGAGCTTCAGTAACAACATACTTTGAGCCTATAGGATTACTACCACCGGTAAGAACAGTCACCATTCCTGGTGGTTTGATGTTGTCTGGAGAGAATATAACCATACCATCTCAAACTTTGAGTCTGTCCGGGTCGATGTTAACGTTATCAGACGGTAATGATATTGATTTAGCCTTAGCGCTACCAGAACTAGATATACAGACGCTAACTCTAACTGATGATATAGTTTCAATCAGCAGAGGTAATACGATAGACCTGAGTGATCACAAGCAAACACTATCATTATCTGGTAACTCTTTAATTATCTCATCAGGTAACACAATAGATCTTAGCTCTATGCAGCAGGATCTAACCATATCAGGAACTGAACTAACAATCACATCCGGTAATACGGTAGATCTAGGATTTTTAGCTGATGAACTAGACAATCAAACACTAAGCTTATCTGGTAATACATTGATGATATCAAATGGTAATCAAGTAGATTTAAGCACAACACAGCCAGACTTAGTCTCATTGGTATTTGTAACCGATATTGTTAACAACTCTGGGTTGGTTGATATAAACTATGTATCTGGTACAGTGCCTGAAGATTTAATAGTGAATGACGTGACTATTGATAATGATAGTGATTTAAATATCGTGTTAGAGTGGGATGGTCCAGCAGTTGAATGGATGGGTGAGGTTTATATTAATGATGTGATAGTGGAGAACTCTGATATATCTCGTATTGGTTTGTCTAGAAGGTTCACAGCTGATGTGAATATAGACTTAAATGGAGATGATGTTATAACTGTCACCGGTAATGGAGGTTCACACTCTATACCAGTAACGTTAGTTGGAGCTGGTCCTTCAATATTAGATGTATCTTTCAGTGAGCCACCAACTCACAGTGGGTCACAACAGGCGATGTTTTTAGATGGAGATGATGTAGAGATCACAATAATATTTGACAGTGTGGATGTAACATCTGTTTCCCTAGATGGAGGTAATGATACATCGACTAGAAGTGTGACAGATCATGCAGTTACAGCTGTAGACAACGGTGATGGTACAAGCAGTGTTATACTAACAGAGAAAGTAGATACTACGTTATCAACCACAACTGATGTACCGGTTAAGATATCTGCTAAAAATAGCTTTGGTACTGAGGGTGATGAACATACATCAACAGCCACAATCCCGGTGCGTCAAGGTCCGGAAGTTACAGGTGTAACGTTTGGTTCTTACCCGGGTATTCAAACAGAGTTGAAAGATAACGACATCATTTCAATGACTGTTACATTTGATACGAACAACGTATCACAAGTGCAGCTGCAAAGTGGTGGTAATTATGCTAGTGCTTCGCAGACAAAAAATGTAAATCCTAATACATTATCTGCATCGACAACAATAACTATAGACACATCCGTGACATCTGCTCAAAATCAACCGATCCGAATAAGAGCACGTGGTGGATCTAACAATTATGGTAATTACATCAACAGTGTGGATACACTGAAGGTTAACAATGTATCACCCACATTCACGAATTTTACAGTATCATATCCTGATGGTCAATCCGCATTGAGAGGAACAGAGTCTGCAGATGTAAGTCTAACGATATCAAATACTGGTGCTTCACCTCAATATGAGTATATAGATCCACGATCGGACATCATAATCCCTGGCAGTACATCATACACACAGACCAAGACTGTCACATGCACCAACCCTGGATTATACAACATAACACACAACAATTTCAAGGTGACAGTCAATAGGTCAGAGAACAATAATACATCAGTGTTCACCTCAGGTATCATTTTCATATCAGACATACTACCAGTTATATCAGTATCAACACCATACAACTCTCTACGATCCGGAGGTGATGAGAATACATCACCTCAGGTGTATCAAATAGTCGTCACATCAAATCAACGATTGCATACCTTCAACATGAGTCCTTATCCTTCAGCTGGAGTGCTGCTGGGTCAATGGGTGAGCAGCAATGACACTAGTTGGAGAGCGAATTTACAAGTATCTGATTCTGATAGCAAGGGTGAGTTTGATTGGGTTAATATTTCTGGTAGTAACCTGTCTCATATGATACAAGATAGCATCATATCTGGAGACACCTACACTCTGGGAGGCTTTGTTCAACGAAACTTACAAGTGAGTGCATTATCTCGTACACGAACCATTGGGACAAGTATAGAAGATCCAAGCAAACTAAGTGTTACAGAGACGTTTAGAGGTTCAATATCGTTTGATGACAGTATACCCAATGGAGCAACATTAGATCCTGATATAAGCACCGGTATTGATATCAACAGTATGTTCACAATTGTAGACCAGTCAAACCCAACTGTTGTAGATTACAATGGTGATACAATATTTTACCTTGATAGGGTAGCAGTTAACAATAATGTTTCTGGTACCTCGATCATGAGTGTAGAGGAGATCATATAATATGGGCGCTTTTGAAGATTTTATACAAGATGAATTACCATTAAGACAGGTCGTGGTGAAGGCATCCGGTAACCCATCTACAGAACCTGGATACATCGCAGCAATAGGTACATATTACCTCAATACAGACAACAACTTCAAGAGATACGAAAAAACAGGATCTGGTAATACAGACTGGAGTGCTACCCCAACTTCAAACTCCACAGGTGGTGTTGAGACTGATTCCATCGTATTCTCCGGTACAACAGAGATAACGTCACTGAAGATACCATCAGTCAGCGGTACACAGATTCTAGATACATTCAACGTAGATGACTTCAGATCTGCGAAATACACAATAAACGCAGTTGGTGGTGATACATTTCATTGCTCTGAATTGTTGATACTAGCTACAGACAACGAAGTGGTGTTGACACAATACGGTGTATTAGGAGACTCATCCGCTATCCGAATAGAGGCTAGTGTGGTGAATAATATAGTGTCATTATCTGGAATTACAACAATAGAGCTCGATGTGTCATTATACCGATTCGCATTAAGTTGATGTATTCTGATCTGTCAATTGCTTCACTATACTAGACTCAATAAGTTTCTTCTTCATTGCATCTGAGGTGCTCCACACCCATTGATTTGAGTTCTTCATATTATCTATTTGATGTTGCTTGCTAGATATATCGTCTTCTATATACTTGAGATGACTATCTCTCAACTTAGGAGTGTCTATACCTAGATCATCACACATATCCATCAAGGCAATCATGTCGTTAGACTCTTTAGCTTTGGTTGCATATCTCATCAAGCGAGCCATATCTTCATCATCTGCGTTTTTATCTGGATGGACATGATGCGCTATATCTCTATACATTCTCTTGATCACTGCTGGATTCGTCATCTTAGGGCTTGTGTCTCTGACATCACAACTATCACAATCAGCAACCTCCTCCTTGTCTATCTTCAGTCTGTGATAGAGCTCCGCTATATACAAATTCCATTCTAGTGTATATTCATCATATACATCAGAAATTTCTTTTAGCTCGAGATCCATGTATCGCGCCTTTAAAACTATTTTCTTTATATTATTTTTCATTTTCGGGTGCGCAACCGAAGAAAACACCTCTGGTTGCTATAAATATTTATATATGAGTGAAAAATTCGTAACAAAAGGTGGCCTGAGTATACCTCAGGGAAGTAAATTAGAGCTAGCAGGAACAGAAGTAGATTCTACTGCAGCTGAGTTAAATAAATTAGATGGTGTTACTGTAGGTTCTACAGAGTTCAACATGTTGAGTGCTGTCGGACTAGATAGTTCGGACTTCATCAAGTTGGCTGCTGTTACTGCAACTGCTGCTGAGATCAATGATCTTGCTGGTAATGATGTTGACAGTTCGGACTTCACGAAGTTGGCTGCTGTTACTGCAACTGCTGCTGAGATCAATGATCTTGCTGGTAATGATGTTGACAGTTCGGACTTCACAAAGTTGTCTGAAGTAACTGCAACTTCTACTGAGATCAATAAATTAGATGGTGTTACTGTAGGTTCTACAGAGTTCAATTATTTGAGTGCTACCGGACTAGATAGTTCGGACTTCACGAAGTTGGCTGCTGTTACTGCATCTGCTGCTGAGATCAATGATCTTGCTGGGCATGATGTTGACAGTGCTGACCTCACAAAGTTGTCTGAAATAACTGCAACTTCTACTGAGATCAATAAATTAGATGGTAATGCTGTTACTAGTGCTGACCTCACAAAGTTGTCTGAAGTAACTGCAACTGCTACTGAGATCAATGATCTTGCTGGTAATGATGTTGACAGTTCGGACTTCACAAAGTTGTCTGCTATAACTGCAACTGCTGCTGAGATCAATGATCTTGCTGGTAATGATGTTGACAGTTCGGACTTCACAAAGTTGTCTGCTATAACTGCAACTGCTGCTGAGATCAATGATCTTGCTGGTAATAATGTTGACAGTGATGACTTCACGAAGTTAGCTGCTATAACTGCAACTGCTGCTGAGATCAATGATCTTGCTGGTAATAATGTTGACAGTGATGACCTCACAAAGTTGGCTGCTATAACTGCATCTGCTGATGAGATCAACTACAATGACATCACTACATTGGGTACTGCTGAAGCGAGTAAAACAATGACATGGGATTCAAATAGTGCTTGGACTGCCTCTGGTGGTACGTGCGCAAATCTTGGTACTGTATCAACTGTTGACCTCAATGGTGGAACAATCGATGGTGCTACAATAGCCACATCTGATGTAACTGTCGGAACTGGCAAAACGCTTGACGTTAGTTTTGGTACAATAACAACTAGTGCTGCTCAAGATCTCACCACCATGAAGCGTGGTGTGACAGGTAATGATGCTAATCAAGACTTCGGAGCTTTTGAAGTCCGTGCTCAGACATTACAGTCTGACA